TTCCTTGAGGGCCTTGCCTTCATCCTTCATCCGCTGCGCGCCGTCGAGGATGTTCTTGACGAACTCCTCGGCGGGTCTGGCCGCTTCCATCCACTGATGGCCGATGGCCCCGATCTTCTTGGACACTGCCGCCGAGAAGTCAGCGGCGCGGATGGCATCGAGCTTGGCCTTGGCTTCCTGGTCGATGGCGGCCTTGGCCTGGTTCGCCGCGGCCTGGTCCTTCTTCATCGAATCGGAGAGGGTCGCGAGCTCTGAACGAAGGGGCTGTGCGGAGCGGGCCAACTGCTGGCCCTGTTCTTCAAGCTGCCCGATGTAGCGGCCATACGCTTCCAGTTCCGACACGTAGTAGCCGGGGGTGGCCGAGGCCCGCTGTTCCTTCGCGATGGCCGCCGCCTTGGCCTGTGCGTCGGCGATCTGGGCGGCGTTCTGAGCGATGGACTGATTGAACGTGGCGAGCTGCTGCTGGAGCTTGGGGATTTTCTTGTAATCCTCGCTCGTGTCGATCTTGTCCTGCAGGGCCTTCTTGCGGTTCTCGGCGTCAAACTGGATTTCCAGCACCTTGCGGCTGGCGTCGCCGGCCCCGGCGAGGATCGTGCCCTGTTCGGCCGTGCGCTGGATGTCGGCGAACTCGCGGATCAATTCATTGTGATGGCGGAGGATTTCCGAGCGGCGCTCCAGGGCCTGCTGGATGGTCTTGTTGTAGGCCTCGGTTTCCCGGTTGGCCAGGTCGAGTGCGGACTGCTCGCCGGTGATCGCTTCGCGGATGGAGCGTCCGGCGGAATAGAAGGCCCCCACGATCGGCAGCGCCCGGGCGGCCTTGTCGGCCATGTCCCCGAAAGAGGCATTGCCCGCATCGATCTCGGCCCGCATGTGGGCGATTTCATCGGCGAAGTTCTGCACCTGCCGCGCGGCAAGGGTCAGGCCCGCGACGGCCCCGGTGCCCGCTGCAACCTTGACGGCCTGCCCGAAGCCCGAATCCTCGCCGAAGCGGCCCTTGAGGTCCTTAAGGAAGCCCTTGGACTGCTTGTCCAGGGCGGCCATGTCCTTGCCGGCCTTCTGGAACCCCTTGGTCCAGCCGCTGGTATCGGTGTCCAGGACACCCGTCATGATGCCGAAGATGGCCAAGGTTATCCCCCCGTTACTTCAAAGCCCGAGAGAGCGACGGCGATGCGTTCGCTGATCGGCCGGTCGGCCTGGTCAAAGACGGGCATGAAGTGTTTCCATTCGCACTTGACCCCGACTGACCGCATCACGGTCGCACAGGCCTCGGCGAGCATCCGATCGCGGCGTTTGTGCCCGATGGGGCTGAGTGCGTCGAAAGCCTTCCAGCGGGTGAACGCCGCGGAGTTCACGCGGGCCTGGGCCTCTTCGACGGTGCAACTCAGTTCGAGGGCGAGCTCGTGCCAGAAGAAGAGGTCGGGATCAGCCCTCAGCCTTTTTTTTCGGCTTCCGCCGCCGAGGGTCCGAGCTTGTTGATCTCGAATGCCTTCTGATAAAGCGCGTGAAGCAGGCGGTGATCGGCGGAGCCCACCTGCTCGATTTCGTCATCCTTGAACAGCCGAGCCCCGCTCGCGTCGCAGATGGTGCGGACCAGCAGGCAGGAGCGGAAGTTGTCCGGACGGATCCACTGCTCGGTCGCCTCGTCGAAGTTCTGGTAGACCTGCCCCTCGTAAGTGTCGCGCTCGGTGCCGCTCATCACGCGGACATGCATGATGCCCCATTTGCCGGTGTCGACGGGCTCAATCTGAGGGTTCGTCGCGGGGGCCGAGGACAGGATCAACTCGCGTGCGTTCATGGCGTGGGGCTCTCATTAAGACTCTGGATTGTGAGAAAAACGGCGGGGGCCGATCAGGTGCCGGCGCTGCCCTCGGTGAAGGTGTCCTCGCCGGTGATCTTGATGCCGAGCTTGCTGACGACCAGCTCGCCGGCCTTCAGGGTGCCAAGCGCGTTGTAGGATTCGACCCACCCCTGGAACACATAGGCGGAATCGGTGGCCCCGGTCCCAGCACCCTTGTCGCGAACCGTGACGCGGAAAAACAGGATCGTCTTGTTCTTCATCCACCCGCGGATGATCGTGGCGACGGCCTTCTTGAACTTGAGGGTCGGAGCGACCTTGCCGTAATCGGGGCGGCCGGGCTGCGAGGTTTCGGCGTCGGCGTCGATCGGGGTGTTCTTGACCTCGGGCGCGGTGATCTCGTTTGTATCGATGTCAATGATGTCCGCGAACGGCGTGTAGGTGGTGCCGTCAAGCGAATACTCGATCAGCGCCTTATCGCCCGTGGCGTCCTTGGTCTGCAGCGTCGGCATGAATCAATCTCCTGTGAAAGCCCACACCTGGTAGGTCTGGGTGATGGTGTGATAGATGCGGGTCGGGTCCTCTGGATCATGCTCCTCGTCCTGCTGCTCATCCTGGATCAGGCTGCTGCGAACGAAGGCGTCGCCCCACCCGTCGGTCTGCTCGTGAAGGGCGGCCTTCACTTTCCCGGCGAGCTCGTCGGCATCGGCGTAGCTCAATGCCGCGACGGTTAGGGTGATCATGTATTTCTTGAGCTCATCGGCGCTGTTGATCGCCGGGACAAGCTGCTTGCTAATCTCATAGACCACCTGCGGGAACTTGCCCGCGGTGTTCACCTGGGGGCTGATGCGGTTGCCCACGAGGGCCGTCACCGCGGCCGCCGATGAGAGCTTGGCGACAAGGGCGGGGCCCATCACTCGCCCCCTTCACGCTTGGCGACATCAGGGGTGAGACCCTGCTTCAGCGTGGCGAAGATCATCTGGGCTGCGGCCTTGCGGGCCTTCTCGAAAGCCTTCTCCAGGAAGAAGGTTCCGGGAATCTGCTTGCGGTTCCGGCTACCGCGCTTGCCGGTCTTATGGCCCCGGTCCACCATCCCGCCGTAGAACGTCTGGCCTTGGAAGTCCTTCTTCCCGATCGCCACAAGCATCCGGATGGTGTCGCGTTTACGCTTGCCAGCGCGGACCTTGATCTTGGAACGCAAGAGGCCGGACTTCACCGGCGCATCGGCCTTGCACTGGTTGGCGATGACCTTGGCCCCGGCGCGCAGGGCTTTCCGCATGAGTTTCTTGCGGACGGCCGGCTCGGTCGCTTCCATGCGTTTCCGCAATTCGTCCAGCCCTTTGATTTCCAGGTCCCCATTCACCCCGCCACCGTCACTTCCGTGCAGTACAAAAGTTGCTTGATGTGGAGTTCCTGCTCATCGAGGACGGCATTGATCCCGAAGACGCGATCGCCGAAGCGCACGCGTTGGCCGGCGACGATGGCGGGATTGAAGCGGACCGTCAGCAGGTGCGAGACGTTCTCGACGATGGTCTTCGCATACTCGAGCTGGCGGCCCGCGAGGGGCTGGATTCCCGCGTGGGCGGTCGCGACGGTCCGCCAGTTGGCCGGATCGCCGCTGAGTTCCTCGCCGTAGGCGTTGCGGGAAACGTCCGAGGCCCGCTCCTCGAAGATGATCGGGTGACGGAGGTCCTTGGGATTGATCACGACGCGCGGCATTACTTGTCCCTCACCTGTTCAAGGACCGTGCCGAGGGCGGCGCTCAGGGCATCGTCGCCGTCGTACTGAAGCGCCACGTAGACGATCAGGTAGCGGACATCCAGGGGCGAGAGCGCCACCTGCGTTGAAGCGTCGGAAACCGTGTCGACCAGTTCCTTGCACTTGTACCGCTGCAGGGAATAGGCCGCCTCGGCGATCAGCAGGCACAGCCGCGGATCATCATGGGTGCCGCTGATCCGAAGCTCGGTCTTCACGCGGTTGAGATGTTTCTTGGGGTCAATCGCCATGGGCTCTCGGGAGAAAACCCGGGCCGGAGTGTTTCATCCGACCCGGGCCATGGAGTGGGAATCACCGAAATCAGTAAGGCTTAGGCAGCCTTGAGAATGCGTCCGGAAACCGCCGTGCCATCACGGAGACCAACCGCCAGGCGGGGCTGGACTTCGTAGGTGCGGCCGGCGGAGACTTCATCGACGAACACGCGGACCTGTTCCTTCATGCCGATGGCGAGAGCGAGCGTCGGGTTGCAGAGCACCACGAGGTTCGCGGTGATGTTGTCGTCCACGATGATGTTCTCGGCGGACAGGCCGATGGCCGCGGCCTTGGGCGCGTTGTCGGTGGTGAGCAGGTTCAGGATCGCCGGAACCGTCGCCGCCGCCATGATGAACTTCACGCCGTTGCGGTTGCGGGTGGGAATCTCGTAGTAGGCCGCGATCAAATCCGCCAGCGACCAGCTCGTGGCGGCCGTCTCGGTCGGGGTGTTGTCATACGCCAGCAGCGCCGTCGCGGCCGCGGCATCGAACGCGGTCGTGGACTTGGACAGGCCCACGGCGGTGATTTCGCCGGAGATGTCAAAGCCCGCGTCATCGATCATTTCCTGCGAGACGGTGATCGTCTGCGAGGAGTAGGTCACGAACGTCGCATCGACCATGACCACGGTCGTGCCGGTGTCGGCGCTGCCCGCGTTGCCTTCGGTCTTGGCATAGCCGCCGCTGCCGGCGGTGATCTTCGGGTAGGTGTACTTCTCGCCGGTGAGCCGGAGCTGCTTGTTCTGGTGCGCGGCAAACAGCGGCGACTGGGTTTCGTACACCCGCACCACATCGGTGACGACTTCCTTGGTGCCCACGTTGCTGCTGCCCTTGGTGATGCTGCGGTAGAACTCATTGGAACTCTTGGGAGCACTGCCCTGGGCGCTGGCGCGGGCTGCGGCGGCGTTGCGGGCCTGGACTGCGGCGTTGGCATCGGCGACGTTCTGGGCGTCCTTCCGCTGCGCTTCGAGGGCGGTGATCTCCGCCTTGATCGCGGCCAGGCCGTCCACTTCCGTCTTTTCCATGGCGCGGTTCTCGGTCGCGACCTTGTCGACGACGGCGGCATAGCGGGTCTTGGCGTCTTCGATCTTGGCGAGAATCTCTTCGAGGGTCATTGTGGATTTCTCCGTTGGGGTTGTCTGCTGAAAGGGTCACACTTGCCGGCGGTCCGGTTTGGGCGCGCTTCCGATGAAGCGCCGCTGCCTACTTCCCGATGCCGAGCAAAAACTTCTGATGCTGGTAGTAATCACGCTGCCGCTGAAGGGCCGCACGCGCTTCGTGTTGGTGGATTTCGGATTCGATCCGAGTGACTTCGGCGGTGCCGACCGAGCGGGTGAACGCGGGGGCCTGAGCGCCTTCGCTGGCCTTGGTGATTTGCGAATCGGGGTAGGCGGGATTGGCCGTGATGGCGAAGCCCTTGAGCTCCAGCTTCGACCAGGTGCGGACGTAACTGCCGTTGGCCAGGCTATAGGAGGGCTCCGCATTGGCGGGCGAGGGTTTGAACTCCACGCTCATGCCGCCGACGAGGCCCGCCTGGACGCGTGCGAAGAGGTCGTTGCTGATCGTGTCGCCGACCAGGCGGACCGTCGCATAGACTCCCTCGGCCCGGTGCTCGATGGTCACGTTCTTGCCCGACAGGCCGATACGGCTGATCGCATCGTCCACGTGCTCGATGTTCGCTTCGACGGTGGCTTCACCCCGATTGATCGCGGCAACCGATTCGGCGAAGGCCCCGGGCAGAATGGTCTCATAGACCTGCCGTCCGTTGGGAAGCGTGATGGGAAGGCTGAGGGTGTTGTACCGGATCAGCCAGCCTTCGATGGTGCGTGGGGTGCTCATACCCTTTACGCAATCGAAACGGCCTTTGTGTTTCACGTGGCCTGTGATTTTTCCAGAATCAGGAAGCAGTCATGCTCGCCATCCCGGATGGGCGGATGGCGGAGGGAGCCCTGCCAGGCTTCGCCCAAGGCGCGGGTCTGGCCGTCGTTCTCGCCCCCTACCCAGCGGACCCGCACCTTCACGCCATGGGCGGCGCGTAGGGCTTCGTAGTTGGCGGCGTTCACCAGGCGGTTGACCTCATAGGCGGTGTTCACCTCGCCCGATGCCAGGCGGTTGGCGGCGCTGCCGGCATACTTCTCGGCGAAGGCGTCGAGATGGCCCCCGACCCCATGGAGCCCGGCAACCTCGGCGACGACCGAGCGGACGATCTCAGGGAGCTGCCCGGCATCCCGGAGCCGCTCGGGGGAGAGGTCCGCCGACCATTTCTGCTGAATGGCCCTGAGGCTGGCGGCGAAGTCCTGGGCCCCGACTGCGCCCGGCGAAGGATCGGGGTTGCCCGGGGGGAGCGCCGGCGCGGGTGCCGCGATCGTCAGCGTCGGTAGCTTCGTGGACTGGGCGGCGAGGGTTGCCCGCTTGATCTCCACATCCAGCTTCGCGGATTCGAGTTTGAGAGCTTCGTTCGCCGCGGCGTAGTCGGCGCTGGTCACGTTGACGGGTAGCTGGCGGATGTCTTGGCCGATCAGCGGAAGGTTCCGGCGGGCGCGCCACTCGCCCACGCTCATGCAGCCGTTCTTGATGCCGATGTCGTCGATTTCCGCCTGGGCCTTGGCGTCGATGCTGATGAAGGTGTCGCGGCTGAACTCCACATAGAAGGGCTCGAAATCGAGGAAGGACTTGGCGTTGATCTCGTTCTCGATCTGGTTCAGCAGGGGGTTCAGACAGGAAAGCAGGTATTCCCGCTGGGCGGCCTCGCCGCCGGCATAGGAGTAGTCGTCGATCACGCCGATTTTCCACAGCGGCACGCCGACGATCTGGGCGAGGTCGCGGGTCAAATCCTTTTTGGTTTCCAGAAGGGACATCTCCTGCGGCGTCAGGTTCAGCGCGTTGAACTTCCACCCGTTGTCGAGAGCGGCGACGCCGACGTTGCTCTGGCTGTTACGCCACTTGCCCTTGCTGAGCATGCCACGGAAGCCATCGGTGACGAGCCTTTTCTGATCGTCATTCACAGTCTTGTCTGAGGACAGGTAGCCGACGATGGCCCCGCCGCGGTTATAGAGCTTGGAGGTATAGCGGTAGAGGTCGGACGCGAGCCCGAGCAGGTGGCGGAAGCGGGTGCGCATCGGGACCGGATTTCCGCATTCATCCTGGAAGGTCCAGAAGTGCCAGCACTCGTTGTACTCATAGATGTCCTTGACGACCGGCTGCGCGGCCGAGAGCCCCAATGCCTTGGCTTCCTCGGGCGTGTAGAGGGTGGCATAGCGGACGGCCCCATCCGTTCCCGTGAACCGGAGCGCATACCCATAGGGGAGAATGTTGAGCTCGCCCCCGCGCGTGCTGACGAAGCATTCCCCGAGCGTCGCCTGCATCGCCACCGTGCGCCAGAACGTCGAGGCGGTTTGATGGGAATTGGGCTTCACGCTGAGGGCATAGTCCAGGGGGCTCTTGACCCGCTGCCGTCCGCTGCTGGTGCGCATGTATTGATAGAGGGCCATCTGAGAGACGTCACTGGTCTTGACGTTCAGGGCATTGCTGATGGTCGGGAGGGCAAGCATGTCGATGCAGCCCCATTCGCCGCCGGACTCGTCGGGGCTGTAGCTGATGTTCAGGCGCACCCCGTCCAGCGTCACCTGCTGATCGGCGGGAGCTGCCAGGGAAGGAAAGAAGCGGCTGAGGAGTTTCATGATGA